AGAACGCGCTAAGGCTCAAATGTCGCGCAAGTCTGCCGATGTTGACTTTATTGCTAACGATAAAGAGGCGGTCGAATTGTTGGCTAAGTGTACAACAGGATGGACAGGCATCACCGAAGGCGGCAAAGAACTGCCATTTTCATTAGCCAATGCCATTTACATCTACACAAAATATAACTGGATTCGTGAGCAGATTGACAATGCAATCGGTGATCGTGCCAATTTTTTTATGAGTGCGTAGAGCGACTAAAACTCTACGCGAAACAACAAGCGTGGTGGAATAGTTGCCCACAAACTAAGGGCGCGAAAGAGCATAACACTGTTTCGCGCCTGTCTAAATTCAAGTCTAACAATCCTCAATCTATCCCTTTTATGCCCGATGTAAAACACGGGCTTTATCTTGTCGAATTATTACACGAAGCGGGTACAATCTCTTACAATGAAGGCGTTGCAAGACGTTTGTCATGGTCTGAATTGAAAGCATGGTCTGATTTTGTTGGCTATGATTTAGATTCATGGGAAGCTAGTACAATTATGCTATTATCAGCGTGTTATGCTGAAATCAGCAATGAAGCAACAACCAATGATTGTCCTATGCCATGTCAGCCGACAATGACAGAAGATAGGCGAAAAGCAGTATCAATGAACATTAAAAACGCGCTACGCTCAATCGCTAAAGTGAGGTAAAAATGGCAGTAATTGACCTTTTAATGATTGGGCTTGGTATTGATACGCGCCGCTTGCGTGATGGTGAGCGTGCATTAGGTCGTTTACAACAAGCAGGAAACAAAGCAGAGAATGCGCTAGGACGCATGGCTTCTATGCTTGCGTCAGCCTTTGCTGTGTCTAAAATAATCGAATATGCAGACGCTTATACTAACCTTCAAAATCGCTTAAAACTTGTTACTGACTCGACCGAAGCACTTGGACAAGCCACTCAAAACGTTATTGATATTGCTCAAAACTCAAGGCAGGCATTAGGCGCAACTGGTGATTTATATTTCAAGATTAGCCAAAACGCCGAAAAGTTGGGCTTGTCGGTGGCAGATGTTTCGCAAGTCACAGAAACTTTTGGCAAAACATTGGCGTTATCGGGTGCAGGTACTCAACAAGCCGAAGCTGCTATTCTGCAATTTAGTCAGGCTTTAGCAAGCGGTGTTATCCGTGGTGATGAATTTAACAGCGTTGCAGAAAACGCACCTGCTGCGATGGATGCGTTTAGCCGTGCTTTGGGTGTTGGCAAGGGCGAGTTAAGAAAACTGGCAGCAGAGGGCGCATTAACTTCTGACGTGCTTATTCAAGCATTAAAAGAGCAATCGGAGGAAGTAGATAAAGCATTTGGTAAAACAGAATCTACTATTTCTCAGGCATTCACTAATCTAAAAAACAATGTCATTGTTTTTGTTGGTCAAATGAATCAGGCCACAGAATCAAGTAAGGGGTTTGTTTCATCGCTGGATGGTCTTTCTAATTGGCTTGAAAGTGGGCAGCCATTTGAAGATATTATTTATCAAACTAAAATATGGGGCTATGCGTTAGATGATATTGGCGATGTTATTCGCTTACTTGATGCAGAGTTAAAATCTTTAGGTGTTGACAGCGATTCAATCCTTGGCAAAGTTGGTAAAGCATTAAAAACGCTACCTACCGATTTTACGGCTTTAGTGAAAATCGCTCATGCAGAATGGGTTAAATTTTCTGACACTGTTGCCGAAGGGATGATTATTCATTCGGACAGACGAAAAGAAATTGACGATGCTTATACAAAATCAATCGGTAACATCTTGGGCGAAAGAGACGCTAGATTATCCGCTTCTGATGCAGCAGTTAAAGCCATTCAAGAAGAAAGAAAGGCGAGAAAACAAGCTATTGCAGATAAAGAATTATCTGATTACATGGATATGCTGGCAAAGCCTGATAGCAAGTCTGCAAAAGAGTTGCTAGAAGCTTCACGCAAGAAAGCAGAAGCCGATAAGATTGCTAAGAAGTCGGCAGAGGATGCAACTAAAAAAGCTGAACAGTTAAAAAGCCAATACGATGCGTTATCTTTATCTCAATTAGAACAAATTCAGCTATGGGGCAAAGACACAGGATTAGCAAAGCTAAACTTTGACCTAAAATATACAAACCTTAGTAAATTAGGCCAAAAAGAAAAAGATAATCTCATTTTGCAACAAAAAAAGATTGACGCACTACAAGCCGAAAAAGACCTTGCTGCGCAACAAACCGAAGTTGATAGCTTTATGGCAGGTCAGGCGCAAGAGTTGGATGCTTTACGCGATCAATACACGTCAAAGAATGAGATTATTTATCGATCAATGAAGGCAAGACAGGCAATTATTGATAAGGCGTATGCTACCGATCGTATGTCAGAAACAGAGTTTTATACTAGAAGCACACAAAACGACTTACAGTATAATGCTGAAAAACTGCAAATTCAAAGCGATGCAATGGCAGAGCAAAACGCCTTAAAGAATGAAGAATTTAACGCAGCATCTAATTTAGCTGGAAATATTTTAGAGCTTGCTAGAGCAACAGGGCATGAGAATAACGATATTGCAAAGGTAGCTTTTGCTGCTCAAAAAGCTATAGCCATAGCTCAAGCAATTTTGATGACGGAACAAGCCGCATTAGCAACACAAGCCAGCTATGCAATGATGGCGGTTATGAATCCTTTAGCTGCACCTGCTTTATTAGCCGCAGGAACTGCACACGCAATGGTGATGCGCGGACTAGGCCATGCAAGTGTTGCAATTATGGCAGCAACGGCGAGTGTTGAACTTGCTGGCGCACGAGCAATGGGTGGTAACGTCCAAGGCGGCAAAAGCTATCTTGTGGGGGAGCGAGGCGCGGAGGTAATCACAATGGGCGGCAATGCTCATGTAACGCCTAATCATAAATTGGGTGGCGGTGACTCTAAGATAACGATTGTTAATCAAACCACAGGGCGTATTGATAGTGTTGAAGAAAAAACCATGCCCGATGGTGAGCGTATTTTGATTATTCAACAAGCGCGTGATTTAATAGCGGCAGAGATGCGCGACCCGAACAGTAAAACGTCACGCTCTATGCAGTCATCACTCACAGTACAGAGACGCAGATAATGCCTACTTTACCGCGTGACCTTTACCCTGTTACATCACCAAGCGGCTACAGTCATAACGCGGCTGGTGGCGTGTCTCGAACTCAAGTCGAGGGTGGATTTAATCGCTACGCTTTAGACTTTGAGCGAGGCGTTCAACAGTTTAATGTCGCCTTGGCTTGCACAGCAGGACATTATCAAATATGGACTTTGTTCTTTTACAACATCATTAAAAAAGGCGCGTTGTCGTTTGATATGCCTTTGGATAGCGGTAGTGGACTGCAAACCCATAGCGTCAATATCATTCCTAATTCTGTCAGTGTGAACGAAACGGATGGAAATAATTTTGTTGTGACGTTTCAGGTTGAGGCAGAGTCTAGTGCGTATGATTTTGACACAGATGCAACAGATACAATATTGGCGATTTGGGAAGCTGGTGAGGATGTTGGCGAGTTATTTGACGCTATTGCTTATTTTGTTTTAACAGGGACTTTGGTGCTTGTATGAGTATTGATATTGAGCAACAACTCAGAGAGTTTTTAGCAAGCGCACCGCAAACTAAATACATGATTGAAGTGGTCAGTATTTCACATTCTTCACTGACTAAAACTTATCATTTGTGGAAAGAGCCAACAAGCGGCGCGGTAGTTGATGAAGATAGCAATACACTTGTTGTACAATCAACTAATCTAAATGTGGCACTGGCAGGCACTCCCGACAATTTAGACCAAAAATTCAACGTGTCGATTGACACAACAGACGCTGATAATGTACTCAGAAAAGAGCTAGACAGAATTGCTTTAGGCACAACTGAAAAAATAATCTTGACGTATAGGGCTTACTTATCTAATGATTTGACCGAGCCGCAAGCAGTCCAACGGCTACAAGTCGAATCTATCACATACACACGCGGCGTTGCGTCATTGTCTGCCGTTGCGCCTAAGCTCAATGTTACGCGCACTGGTGAGCTTTACACATTCAGTCGTTTTCCAATGTTGCGTGGTTTTTTATGATTGAAAAATATCTAGCCAAGCATTACGAATGGCCGCCATGTTGGCAGTTAGTTGCCGATGTTTATGTTAATGAGTTGGGTTTGTGCGTTGACGATTACACGCCTAAAACCGATTCAATGCGCGATGTTGCTAATGCTTTTAGGCTTGCTTTGCACGACAATAAACACGGATTTACACAGCAAGACAACGCGAATAATTATGATGTTGTTTTGCTTGGAAAGAATAAAAAAGTTACTCATTGTGGGTTATATTATAACAATGGCGTTTTGCATAGCTTAAAAAATATGGTTATTTGGCAGCCAATGGCGCAAATTACCGATACTTACGGATTGATTGAGTATTACCGACATGACCGTAACGATTGATTTTTTTAATAGTCCGTTTGATAAAGAGCCTACGCTATTTCAGGCTGAAACTGTCGCTCATTGGGTTTTAGAACACAAAGCAGAATTAAAGAATTATGCAATTTATGAAGGACAGCCAAGCCAACAAACAGACATTACGCAAAACGTAGAAAAGTTAATGTCGAGTAATGGGCATTACATTGTTTTGTTGAGTCCATCCGCGCCCGTCGTCAATACCGTCGTTTCTTTTTTTGTGCAACATTGGTCATCTCTTGTAACAGTCGGAAGTTATGCTCTAGCCAAACATCTTGCCCCGTCTTACAGCCCTTCAAACATTAACCGCACTCAGCAAAGCTCTAATAACTCACTGGCAGGGCGTACAAATGATGCGCGTGTACTTCAGCGAATAGAAGATATTTTCGGCTTAGTTCGCGCATATCCTTCGCTTATTCAACCTGTTTACTCTAAGTACATCAACAACAAGCAATACGAATACTCTTATATGTGCATTGGGCGAGGCTGGTATGACGTGGCCGATGTGCGCGATGGTGAAACATTGTTATCTGATATTGACGGCTCAAGTGCTGAGTTTTTTAACCCGTTCACAAGCCCCAATAGCGGCAGTCCTTTTCTTACTATCGGCACTGCTATTAGTGAGCCGATTCTATTGGTTAAACGCTCAAATAACGTCACTGGCGAGGTTTTAAAAGCAAGAAATCAGTTTG